AGCAAAAAAGAAAGCTTATACTGTATTTGATAAATTAGTCTTTAATTTAAAAAGAATCTTAGAGAAAGTACCATTCGGAAAATCTCAGATTGCTTCTTATGCTGCAGCATTATTTCTACTGAAAGAAGAAACTAATATGGCAGAAGAAGATATCCTCAAGGTGCTTGAGGATTTAGGTCACAGTACTTCAATTGATTTAAACGAAGAGTTTAAAGATCTTCGTGAAGGTCAACACATTCTAAATCACGAAGGATACAAAGGAACAATTGTGAATTTAGATTCAACAAATCCAGTTGGGTACTTCGCTGGTGTTCCTATATATAAAACAAAAGAAAACATTTTTATATCGGTAAACAATATATTATAAGTATGTACTTTCACACATTGTGTGATATAATATATTAATTAATTGGAGTGACATGACGTCTATTTACGTAACCAAGCGCAGTGGTGAAACTGAGCCATTTAACATTAATAAAATTCACCGTGTTCTGGAATGGGCGTGTAATGATTTAGTAGGAGTATCGGTATCAGAGATCGAGATCCGTGCTAATGTACAATTATATGATGCGATGCAATCTACATCGATTCATGATCTCTTAATCAAATCCTCATCAGAGCTTATTACAGAAGCTACACCTAACTATCAAACTGTTGCTGCTCGATTAATCAATTATAAACTTAAGAAGATTGTATATGGTGACAAGGATCCATGGCCACTAAAAGATATTATTGACCATAACATTGAGGCTGGAGTCTATGACAAAGATATATTGAACATGTATTCTGATGGTGAAATAGATTATATTAATGAGCACATATTAGATCATAGTAGAGATGATAACTTTACCTATGCTGGTATGGAGCAAATGAGATCTAAGTACCTTGTGCAAAATAGAAGTGATGGTACAATATATGAAACACCTCAAGTGCTTTATATTATGATTGCTATGACATTGTTTGGAAGATATAATGGAAGACGTATGAAATATGTACGTGAATTCTATGATGCTATATCAAACTTCTATATCTCATTACCTACACCTATTATGGCTGGTGTACGAACACCGACACGACAGTTTTCGTCATGTGTAGTACTCGAGACTAATGATTCACTAGACTCAATCAATGCAACATCCACCTCAATCGTTAAATACATTTCAAAGAAAGCTGGCCTAGGTATCAATGCTGGTAAACTCAGAGCAGTAGGTTCACATATTGGTGATGGATCTATTGTACATACTGGATTAATTCCATTCTTAAAGTTATTCCAAGCAAGTGTAAAGTCTTGTTCACAAGGCGGAGTACGTGGTGGTGCAGCAACTGTTTATCTACCGGTATGGCATTATGAATTCGAAGACTTAGTTGTATTAAAGAATAATCGTGGTACGGATGAGACACGTGTACGTAACATGGATTATGCATTTCAATTTAATAAGCTTATGTATGAGAGACTATTAACTGGTGGTAACATTACATTCTTCTCTCCTCATGATGTGCCTGGGTTATATGATGCATTCTTTGAGGATCAAGATTTATTTAAAGAGTTATATGAGAAATATGAAAGATCTCGTAAGATCCGCAAGAAGTCTTTACCTGCTTTAGAAGTATTCTCTCAATTCCTAACTGAACGTAAAGAGACAGGTAGGATATACCTACAAAATGTAGATCACGCAAATACACATGGTGCATTCATCGAGAAGCAGGCCCCGATACACCAGTCTAATCTTTGTTGTGAAATTAATTTACCGAGTCACGGATTAGAATCTTATGATGATTCAAATAAAGGTGAGATCAGTTTATGCACATTATCTGCAATTAACTGGGGTTTAATTAATGATCCGAAGGACTTCGAGAAGTATTGTGAATTAGCTGTACGCTCTCTTGATGCTTTACTTGATTATCAAGACTATCCTATTCTTGCAGCTGAGAGATCCACAATGGCTAGAAGACCATTAGGTATAGGGATCATAAACTTTGCATACTTCTTAGCGAAGCGTGGATTAAAGTATAATGAAGAAGCCCTTGCCACAGTTGATGAGTACGCAGAAGCATGGTCATATTATCTTATAAAAGCTAGTGCAAACCTAGCAAAAGAGCGTGGCACATGTTATAAAAATTACGAGACTAAATATGGACATGGTATCTTGCCAATAGACACATATAAACAAGAGGTCAATGAATTAGTCAAACATAAGGAAAGAATGCCTTGGAAGTCGCTCAGGGCGCAGCTTTTAAAAGACGGTATAAGAAATTCAACGTTAATGGCTATTATGCCAGCTGAAACATCAGCGCAGATAGGTAATGCTACAAATGGTATAGAACCGCCAAGAGCATTAGTATCTTATAAGCAATCGAAGGACGGAGTCATGGCACAGGTTGTACCACAAATACATAACCTGAAAAACAAATATGATTTACTATGGGATCAGGAAGGACCCGATGGTTATATAAAGATCATGGCTGTTATTCAGAAGTATGTAGATCAGGGTATGTCTATTAACACCAGTTATAATCCTGCTCAGTATGAAGATAATAAAGTTCCTATGTCAGATATGATGAAGGATCTTGTTACATTCTATAAGTATGGTGGTAAACAATTATATTATTTTAATACAAATGATATGGCAACTGAAGATGAGTCAAGCCAAGAAGATTATACAAGAGAAGACTTTGATACACAACAAGAGTACGATGATTATTGTGAAAGCTGTGTTTTATAGCAAAAACTTTCATAATATGGATTTTTTCGTTTAATTTGCGAAAATAGTTGCATTTACTATGTACTTTACCTATAAATTATGTTATAATGGTTCTTTAAATTGGAAAAGGTTAGTATCCTGGAGGTTTCAGGATATAAAATCTGATAAATAAATTATGATTGAACTACTTACATGGGCGGGGATCGGTTTCATATTAACACTCGCTATCATAGGAGCGTTATCCAACGCACTCTTCCCACTATTCCTTGAACTGAATGATGAGCTAAATGAAAAGTTTAAGGACGATCTACCTTCGAGACAAGGCTAAACTACTTTTAAAAAACGACATAGGAGAATATATGTTAGATAAAATCACAAGCGGCGTTTCAGCTGCAACAGCGGTGGCAATGTCACTGATCGGTTTGGCAATTATGTTGCAAATCGTATTTGGTGGATCAGTACCATTCTTAGGCGGTGACGTCATTGGTACAATTATTGGCATCGTAGCACAGCTAGGAGATGCTGGTCTGGTAGGTCTAATTTCTGCAGCGATATTGTGGAAGTTACTATCACATGATGATGCATAACATTCATTCAATAATGAAGTGAGTTAAACGACGTAAAGGTAATAGTAGGAGCACTTAACACGTGGGTTCAATTCCCACCTCCTCCACCTAATAATATTAAAATAGTATTATTAAATGGGGGAGACAAGGCATCGATTAGGTAGCAGATCCGCTTGAGACTCGTCAGCCAACAAAGGCTTAAAAATGAAAATTTAATCGGCAATCAGTCAGATTATTTACTAGCCGCATAGGTTAGTTGAGGTTTTCTCCGGAGTTCCTTATCACCCAATACTCCGGTCTCTCTTTTATATACATACCCCTATGATAAGCATAACAGATCACGCCACTGAAAAATTACAGGTTCTTCTAAAAGATGAAACCTCAATGACACCACGTGCATTACGTGTATTAGTAAAAACTACAGGTTGTTCTGGCTTAGCATATAATTTAGAGTATGCATATTATGCAAATGGCGAAGATCATATACAACAGTTTGATGGCTTTCGTGTTTTTGTAGATCCTAAATCATATGTCTATGTAGATGGATGTGAAATAGATTATAAGCATGAAGGTTTAAATGAAGGTTTTGAATTCTATAATCCTAAAGAAAAAGCAAGATGTGGTTGTGGAGAATCGTTCACAATATAGATGTACATTGTGTACAAACTATGATATAATATACACATGAGTTTAATGAAACAACCCTTAGGTGACGGCACAGCCAAAGTTACCACTTGGGAAAATTACCAAAAATATAAGTTTACCAAAGAATACTGGATGGAAGACATGCCATTAGAAATATTTCCTGATTGTAAACGTGATATAATTATAACTGAGGATGAAGAATGAATATATTTTATTTAGATAAAGATGCAAAGACTAGTGCAGAGATGCACCTTGACAAACACTGTAGTAAGATGCTTGTGGAATATGCACAGCTTATGTCTACAGCTCATCGTGTTCTGGACGGTACAGAATATTATGACAAGAATAAAATAGGTTCTAAGATCAAACGCTGGAGACATGAGGAAGATAGTTTATATAAAGCTTCACATGTTAATCATCCGAGCAATGTGTGGCTTCGAGAAAGTATAAATAATTACGCCTTCCTCTATGAGATGTGGTGTCATCTACATGATGAATTTGTTATACGTTACGGCAAGGATCATATGTCGTATGTAAAACTCAAAGAAGTATTAAAGAACCCACCACGTAATTGTGGTGATAAGCCGTTTACACAACCGACTCAAGCCATGCCTGACGATGTCAAAGACATTGATAGCATTACTGCCTATAGAAATTATTATATGAAGTATAAGACTCATATCGCAGCATGGAAAACAGTCGTACCAACTTGGTATACCGTATGAAAAAATCAGTATTTAAAATTAACACAAAAGGCCACATGGAAAAGGATCTATTCTTTGACGAAGGTGTGGACGTAGCAAGATATGACGTGGTTAAATATCCACAATTGCAAAAACTATATGAGAAGATGTTATCATTCTATTGGACTCCTGATGAGATCGATGTCACAAAAGACAAGATTGATTTTAGTAATTTAACAAAGAACGAAAAACATATCTTCACAGCAAATTTAAAGAGACAAATATTATTAGACTCTGTACAGGGTAGATCACCTGACTTGGCACTATTGCCACTTGCAAGTAATCCTGAATTAGAGTTATTGATTGAGACATGGGCATTCTTTGAGACTATACACTCAAGATCTTATACTCATGTTATCAGAAACGTATATCCTAATCCGTCAAAGGTCTTTGATGAGATCACATCTATACCAGCAATTGCCGAGTGTGGTAATGCAATTTCAGAACATTATGACAACCTGATCAATTATAAGGGTCCTCACGGTAGCTCTAAGCATAAAAAACTGTTATATCTATGTCTGATAAGTATATACATCTTGGAAGGCATTAGGTTTTATGTTTCATTTGCTTGTAGTTGGGCATTCGCTGAGCTTAAGCAAATGGAAGGTAATGCAAAGATTATTAAGTTAATTGCAAGAGATGAGAACTTACATCTTGCAGCATCTTTAAATATTATACGAACTCTGATTAAAGATGATAAAGAATATACACAAATTAAAGAAGAGACTAATGACGAAGTAATGCAATTATTTGAAGATGCATTAGTCCAAGAAGAAGCATGGTGTGATTACCTATTCGGTAATGGTTCAATGATTGGATTGAATGCAGATCTTCTTAAAGAGTATGTACGTTGGATAGGTGCAAAGAGAATTAAGTCTTTGAACTACCATGTACCATTCTCAGTACACCAGCATAACCCACTACCATGGACAGAGAAATGGATAAGTGGAGGAGCAGTACAAGTTGCTCCACAAGAAACAGAGATAACATCTTATGTGTTAGGCGGAGTTACGCATGATGTCAATAAGAAATCATTCGAGGGATTAAGTTTATGAGTATAGCAGTAGTATGGTCTAAAGACAATTGTATATATTGTACAAAAGCAAAAGACTATTTAAAGAAAAAAGGAATTAATGTAGAAGAGAGAAATGTTCAGTCTAGTGATTGGACAATGTCACAACTTCACGAAGCAGTTCCAGGAGCAAGAGCATTTCCACAGATCTTTATTGATGGTAAATATGTTGGTGGATATGACAAGATGATGGCACATATTCAAATGGGAGAATTAAGTTTATGAAATGTCACGAATGTAATAGCCCAGACTTTGATGTTACTGTCAAAGAAGAGTTAGGTTATGATAATGATCCAATTGATTTAGGATTAGAAGTAACGCACTGTCCTTTTTGTGGTGCTAATTTAGAATGGGCTCAACGTGGAGGATATGATGCATCAGAATACGATCTCGATGAAGACCGATTGGACGCTTGATGGGAGACGATTTACGTCTGCTGATATTGGCAGTTTTTACGGGTTTGTTTATCGTATCACTAACCTCACTAATGGGCATGACTATATTGGACGTAAATATTTTAAAACAGTAAGGAAGCTAAATCCTTTAAAAGGTTTTAAAAGAAAACGTAAAGTCTCAAAAGAAACAGATTGGCAAGAGTATTGGGGTTCAAGTAATAGGCTAACTGAAGATATAGAGAAGTTAGGCAAAGAGAACTTTAAACGTGAGATCATTTGTTTGTGTAAGACTCGAGGTGATACAAACTATATGGAAGCAAAGATACAATTCGATGAGAATGTATTATTGAATGAAAACAATTATAACGGTATTATAGCGGTAAAGATAGGAGTAGGTTCAGTTAAAAATTTAGCTGAAGAGTATGTACAACCGCAGTAAAACATGTTATAATATACTTTAAATAATGAATATAGGTAAATTATGGTAATAGTAGATTTTAATGGTTTGGCAATCGGGTCCATCATGGGTCAATTGTCACGTGGTGAAGAGCTTAGTGAGAATTTAGTTAAACATATAATTCTTAATAACCTCCGTGTATATCGTAACAAATACCCAGAGTCAAAGCATGGTAAGATGGTTATCGCATGTGATAGTTACTCTTGGCGTAAAGATGTATTCCCAGAGTATAAGGCTGCACGTAAAGCTAATCGCGCTACAGACAAACATGATTGGCCACTGATCTTTGACTTAATAGAATCTACTCTTGATGATTTACGTGAGAACTTTCCTTATGCTGTTATCAAGATTGATAGTGCAGAGGCTGATGATATTATCGGTGCATTGACTGTACACAAAGCTGATTTCGGCGGTGAGGATGTAGTTATTATTTCTGCTGATAAAGACTTTATTCAATTACAACAGTATGGTCATGTCGAGCAATGGTCACCTATGTTTAACAAAATGATTAAGGAAGATAATCCACGTAGGTATCTATTCGAACACTTACTTAAAGGTGATTCAGGTGATGGTGTTCCTAATGCTAATTCTCATGATGATGTATTTACTACAGGTTCAAGACAAACACCTATGACACAAAAAGCTATAGACAAATACTGGGATAATCGTGATGATCTAGAAATGATTATGAAGCCTAATGTGTTTAGAAACTTTATGCGTAATGTACAAATGATTGACTTGACTAATACTCCAGATGGTATTCGTGAAGAGGCTATAAATAAATACGAGAATTATGTATATCCTACACGTACGAATATACTTACATATCTTGTAGAGCATAGAATGAAAATGCTTGTTGATTGTGCTGCTGAGTTTTGAGCGAAGAAGAACTAAGAGAGTTCATGGAGTATTTCAAAGATGAATTACCTGACCCCGAATTATATCCTATGAAGACAGCGTGGTTATATAAGTGGTGGGTTTCAATAGTAAAAAGGAATAGAGAAGATGCCAACATACGATTTCAAAAGCAATAAGACTGGTGAAGAGTGGGAAGACACAATGTCTTGGAAAGATCTCGATGCTTATTACAAAAAACATGACTGCCAACAAGTAATTAATAAACAACCTCAAGTAGTCTCAGGTGTTAAATCTTTATGGTCACAAACAGATGACGGATTCAAAGATCGTATGAGTGAGATTACAAAGAATGCAGGTAAATTCGGAATGAAACAAACTGACTACGATAGATAATGTTTAAACATGAACCCATTGATTTAGGTTATAATGACCTAACTACTACAAACAAAGGTGGTAGAAAATATCAAACACCGAATGGTGATTATCCTTCTATAACAACATTGCTTGGTAACCTAAGTAAGAAAGCTATTATGGAATGGAGAGATCGTGTAGGTCACGAAGAAGCAAATAAGATATCACGTCAAGCAGCAGGAAGAGGTACAGCAGTTCACCAAGTCTGTGAGGATTACGTAAACAATAAACCTGACTATGACAAAGACTTAATGCCTAATATCTTGCATGACTTCAAAAGAATTAAAGATATACTCGATACCAGAATAGGTATAGTATATGGACAAGAGTTGCCATTGTATTCTGATCACTTAGGTGTGGCAGGTCGAGTTGACTGTGTAGCAGAGTTTGATGGCAAACTAAGTATAATAGACTATAAGACCAGTCGTAAGACTAAGAAGAAGGAATGGATTGAGTCTTATTTCATGCAAGAATGTTTCTATGCTATTGCATGGGAAGAGAGAACTGGCATTCCTATCACACAATTGGTAACAATTATCTCCGTTGACGACGCAGAACCTCAAGTTTTCATTGAACACCGTGACAACTATGACAAGCGACTCGTTGAAGTTATAGAGAAATACCGTTAACTTTAGAATTGCCGTATGGGGATTAAAGAGAGGTAAGACAACTATAGTATATGTTGAATACCTAAATCTTATACATCCTGATGTTGAACCCGCTAGATGGCGTTTCCTTAATGAACCTTTTGCTAAACTTAATGCCGAGCCACATCTATATACATATAAAGATCTTCGCCGGCTATTAAGACGAAACCCTGTAGTAGTAAAACATCATTTAGAACATACTCAATATATGAGTGACGAAGATCTGAGTTACTTTAAAAGTCATTATGATAACATATTAGTATATACTAGCGATTGGTTTGATTTGCTGGTCAGCAATTATTTAGCTACAAAAACAAATGAATGGCAAGTAACCCAAGATAAGACAGAAGGTTTTGACAAGTACACTGGTAAAAGTGCAGTGATCTCTATAGAAGACTTAGCTAAGACTAATGAAATATATAAAGAATTTTTAACACATACACCAGGTGTAGAGTGGGATAAAGTATATAATGTAGATGATCTAGATGTTGACTCATGGTTTAGTAAACAGAAACCTCATAGTGAGACTATAATAAACTATGATAACTTAAGAGAACACTACTATAATACCTTTGATTTGACATGGCAGATAGGTGATTGGAAATTAACTGATGGTAAGCTATCATACCCTGATAGCGAACGCGTTAAAGTCATACAACCACACTAATACTACTGGTCCAGATGCGCGAAAAATAGCCGCGCCCTGGCACCATAAGTTTTTACACAAGCGGTGCTTTTTATGATATAATATACCTATATCAAATAAAAAAGGAAATAAAAATGAATAACGTAAGACTAAGTTCGAATGATTTATTATGGAGATTAGACACTTTGGCTGATCAGGTTTGTTTAGATAACGGCAATGTTGTTAGATGGTGTATAGACCAAAACGACCATGATGATGTTCCTGATAGAACTGCTCGTGGCATATTGCAACAAAACGGTTTAAGAGTTTCTGACTTAAGGACTTTATTAAATGACGGGGTTTTAGTTACTAATCCTCATGATGATATACCGGGTGGCATGGTTGATGATAGGTGTTTACATGTGACATGTGACTTAGCTGCTGTGCAACGAGTGTTGCCTAACATATTGGATAGGGTATAATTATGAAAGGAAAACAAGGTACAAGAGATCAAAGAATCCAGGACAGACACGCACGTCTTGTTGCTCAAGTTAATCAACTTCAAGATGACAATGCTCGTCTTCAAAAACAAGTTGATTCTAACAAAGCAGCTTTTGATTGGGCAAGAGTGCAAGCTCACGTGAATAGACTTGTTATTCAAAATGGTGATCTTAAAAAGCATATCTTAGATAACGATTGCGGTAACGGTATCGATACTAACGGTAACTTTACAAGAGTCTTAACTGATAACGGTTCAATCTCACTTATATAATATTATGAAAACATACGAATTATACAAAGATATTTTTGGTGATTTAGATGGTGATATCAATGAGATACTACCTACGATCACAAAGAACATGGCCCATAAAGTGCTGATTATTGATGATGGTTCAAATTGGGTTGAAGGTAAAAACAATAAAAAAGTTAGTTTTCCTGGTGTTTATATCCATAAACAAATGAAGACTGGCAAAATAATGTATGTCGGAAAATCTTCAAACAGTGTTGCTGCTAGACAAAGCTGCCATACAAGATCATTTATAAATCCTACATCTAGACAAGAAATGTCAGGTAAGAAATATAATGAATGGATGAAAGTGCGAGGCATTACTGAGCTAGGGATTAATCCTGTTGCTATTGACATGACTGGATATACTTCCTCTGAGATTGATGCTGTTGAGGCATTCTTAATTAACGAATTAAAACCGGTGATTAATTGGTAATAGACACACTATTTGTGTGAAAACTTTTCACACAAGCACCGCAAACTATGATATAATATATACATATCAAATAAAAAAGGAATCAAAATGAATATAATGAAAATACTTGAAAAATACGAATCACCTGAGAGCGAAGCTTCTTTTTACAAAGGCATTCCAATAAAATAC